TAGAGGAGCAAGAAGCCGTTGCCCAATTGGTTAACGCACCCACCTGCACTGGTGATGAATATAAAGTTGTATTTCCTAAACCTAATTGTCCTTGTGCATTTTGACCCCAAGCCCAAAGCGTTCCATCGGTTTTAATAGCTATAGTAGAGCCGCCACCAGCAAAAACATTTGCCCAGTTTGTAAGAGAACCAACTTGTTTAGGTGAGGAATAAGAGGTTGTGTTTCCAAGTCCTAATTGACCATAAAAATTTCTACCCCATGACCATAGTGTACCATCAGTTTTTACAGCGAAAGAGGCATTAGATCCTCCTGCAACATTTTTCCAATTAGTTAATGCGCCGACTTGTTTAGGAGATGAGTAATCGGTAGTGTTTCCAAGCCCTAAAAGACCTTGAAAATTTTGACCCCAAGACCATAATGATCCATCGGTTTTAATTGCTAAAACCCCAAACGAACCTACCGCACGAAGCGTACTCCAATTAGTTAGCGCACCAACTTGTTGTGGTGACGAGGTATTAGTTGTATTTCCAAAACCAAGCTGACCACTGAAGTTATATCCCCAAGACCACAATGTGCCGTCGGTTTTAATGGCATAAGTACTTACATATGATCCATAAATTGTTTTCCAATTTGATAAGGCTCCAATTTGTTTGGGGGATGAATAGTAAGTTGTATTGCTAAGCCCTAACTGACCACTATAGTTTGCACCACAACCCCACAAAGTCCCATCGGTTTTAACTGCTAATAATGAATACGTTGATGAAGCAGTATTTAGCCAATTTGTAAGAGATCCAACTTGCTTAGGTGAAGAATAGTTGGTTGTATTTCCAATACCAAGTTGTCCATTACCTCCAGCACCCCAAGCATATAAATGTGGTACAGGCGGTACAGCCCATGTGCCAGAGGCAACGGCATCAGTGGCTTGGCTTGTTGTCCAAACGCCACCGTATTGGATGTATGGGTAGGTAGTAGTTACTGGCATATTAGTAAACTAAAGAGTACGAATTATTAATGCCAATTGTAAAATTTTTCCAAGTAGTTAAAGCCCCAATTTGTTTTGGTGAGGAATAATTGGTGGTATTCCCTAATCCTAATTGTCCAATAGAGTTTCCACCCCAAGACCATAAAAATCCGTTTGTAGTAATTGCTAGAGTTGAAGTTCCACCGCTGGCTGTACTTGACCAATTAGTTAATGCCCCTACTTGTTTTGGAGATGAATAGTAAGTGGTATTTCCAAGCCCCAACTGACCAGCGTAATTTGCCCCCCAAGACCATAAAGTTCCATTAGTTTTAACTGCGGTACCAAAGTATCCACCAGCGGATACATTTAGCCATGTTGTTAATGCGCCAATTTGTTTTGGAGATGAATAACTTGTTGTGTTACCTAGACCTAAAGACCCACCATAACCCCAACCCCAAGACCACAACGTGCCATCAGTTTTTGTTGCATAAAAGTTATTGCTTTGACTTCCGCTAATGTATGACCAATTGGTTAGTGAACCAACCTGTGTTGGAGATGATCTATTTGTTGTATCGCCTAATGCTAAATTCCCAAATGGATTACTACCCCAACTCCATAAAGTACCGTCTGTTTTTATTGCAAATGTGCAATTAGAAGATTGAACAAATACAGATTTCCAATTTGTTAAAGCTCCTACCTGCTTAGGAGAGGAATAATTTGTTGTGTTGCCTAATCCTAGCTGACCAGATCCATTTTCGCCCCAAGACCACAGGGTTCCATCAGTTTTTATTGCAATTATTGAGCCTGATGTTCCAATTGCTTGTGACCAATTTGTTAGAGCGCCTACTTGTTTTGGGGACGAGTAATTGGTTGTGTTTCCAAGTCCTAATTGACCAGAATAATTGTTTCCCCATGTCCAAAGTGTGCCATCGGTTTTAATAGAAGTTGCAAAAGTACCAGCGCCAGATATTTGACTCCAATTAACTAACGAACCAACTTGTTTTGGTGATGAATAGTTTGTAGTATTTCCAAGACCAAGTTGACCAAAGTTATTATTACCCCAGCTATATAAATTGTATGTGTAATTATAAATAGGTGTAGGTGCAACTAGCGGGTTGAACGCTCCGTCCTGTAGCCAAGCTCCTGTGTAACGCAGGGACATCTTAGGTGATCACTTCAAAAATCGCTGTGTAAGTCAAAGCACTTGCAGTGCCCGATGTCACACCAACAGATTGATTCTCCGTGATATACAGATCAGTAGTCTTATCAACCACGATCAAAGAAGCGTTTGCTGGCACAGAGATCTGATAAGCCACATAGCCAATCACTGTAGCAGAGCCGAACGTGGCGTTGTTACCCACACCGACTGTAGCATAAGCAGCTGAAGCAGTTGTGTTAGACACAATCAAGCCAGTAATTTTATTAACGGTGCCAGACGCTGGTGTAAGACCAGTTAATGAAGTTGAGCCGTTGTACGTCCAGCTTGTTGTAGCGCCAGTTGTAGACGGAACCACATAGGCAGTATTGCCATAGATTGATGTTAGGGCAGCAATGTTTGCGTTAGCCATTATTAAATTCCTTTATAAGCGAGTGATGCATACTTTCCATGATACTTATCACGGGCTTCAATTGATACCAATCCTGCTAATTCTAAGTTTTCAAAGTAACCAATATGTTTAAATAAGCCGTTCACACCAATTGTAACGCCCCATTTTTCATGTTGTTTATGCCAACAAACGCCTTTATAGCCAGACTTGTTGTTCTTAAATAAAGTTCTATTACTCATATTTTGTTCGCTGGATGCTGGCCGTAAATTCTCAATACGATTATCTAATGAATTGATATTGATGTGATCTAGCTGATCTGGCATTTCTCCATGGTGATACATATAAATTAACTTATGCACACAAAAATGTTGTCCTTTAATTTTTGTTGTTGCATATCGTCTGTTTCTTGTAACAACTTTTGGTTTGCTACCAACAATAGCACCAGTATCTTTACGAATTAAATTACCATCTTCACGGTAATCAAAAATTTCATGGAGCATTTTTTGAGTAATCATCATCAAAAGCCCAGCGTCATTGCGTATGCGATAGCTGCTGCTTTAGAAGTTCCGCTTGGTGTAGACCATGTCGGAGGGGATCCAGAGCCAGCTGATGTTAATACTTGCCCCGAAGATCCAGGACTAGGTGTGCTACCTACTCCAACAGAACCGTTTGCATAAAGTTTAAATAGCGGTGTTACACCAACGCCACCATTATAGAATGTAATATTATCCGATGTTCCAGCGCTGAATCGAGCATTTCCTGTTCCGCCATCGTAGTCAACTACAACGCCATCAGTAAATGAACCACCATATGTACTGGTTGAGTAGAATCCGTTACTTGCAACAATAGACGTTGCTGTTGCAGCACCTAAAGCTGGAGTTACTAAAGTTGGGCCGTTACTTAAAACAAGATTTGTAGTACCAGTAGAAGTAGTTACACCAGAACCACCGCTAGCAACAGGCAAAGTACCGGTAGCAAGAGCAGAAGTGGATGTTGCATATAAAGCACCATTTAAAGTAAATGAACTTAAATTAGTACCGCCGTTAACTGTAGGCAATACTCCGCTGACACCAGTAGTTAAAGGCAGTCCAGTTGCATTGGTTAATGTACCAGATGATGGAGTTCCTAAAGCTGGAGTTACTAATGTAGGCGATGTATTAAGGACAACAGACCCAGTTCCCGTAGAAGTCGTTACCCCTGTACCGCCATACAATACCGCAACAGTTGTGCCTTGCCATGTACCTGAACTAACATTTCCTAATGCGCTTACATTACCGTTACCGTTTAAATTAACAGACTTTTCTGCTGGGTAGGTAATAAATATTGCCTGTGTACCAGAGCTGAAGTTAGTAAGAGAACCACCATTACTTGAGGAAAGCACCGTAGTACGTTGCAATTGGTTGCCACTTGAAGCATAAGTGCCAATACCAACTTCCCAGTTTGCGCCACCTTGATCTGCAATAGTGTAATAACACGTATCAGAATTTGACATGGTGGCAGAAAATGCCTGATACCCAGTAACTGCGCCGTTAAGCGTAGCACTGCCAGTACCAGGACTAGTGGTAGTCTCTTGGACGCGATCAGATAATACTAAGGCCATATGAAGCCCCTACTTAGGTCAATGTTGCTGTGTAAGTTACATTCAATGTATCGCCAGAAGCAACAGTACGATTACCGCCAGTAAAGTTACCAGCAGAGTACAAAATACCTGTAGTGCCGCTAATAGCACTACCAGTAGTCATAAATGCACCAGCAACAGTGCCAGAACCATTAATGTTAAATGCAGTTGCTGTAGTAGCTTTAGAGCCACTAGAAGCAGCAGACCAAGATGGTGCTGGGCGTGTAGCATTGCTATACGATGTAAACTCAGTCCAACCAGCATGACTAGCCATTGTGTCACCAGCAGCATATGTTGGGCTAGAAGCACCGTTAACCAAGCCAAGATACCAAGCGGCTGTGTATGCAGAGCCAGCAAAGTACTTGTCTAGCATATCATTTTTACCGCCAGTCATTACCAAGTTTTTGATAATGTCAGACCATTTAGTATTACCATCAGCATCTATACATTCAACAGTATAGATACCTGTAGCAGCAACGCCTTCAAGCGTTCCTGTTTGTGCAATCAAAGAGGCATTCGCCATCTCAGTTGCTTTTGCGTTTTCAGAAAACATAATTTCTCCTTAAGAAATTCGGATAATTGCAGAAGTATTGGTAGCAGATGGGAACTGTACCGTAAAGTTACCGCCAGCTGTGCTTTTATCTGAACCAAAGTCCAGTACACAAACAGCGGGATTCGTTGTGCCGTTGGCTAAATAAATCAAAGCGCCACGAGCAGTAATTGTTGATGCTGTCCATACTTCGTCAGCAAAAGATAAATAAGCTATATCTCCAGATCCACCTACAGTTGGAGGAACAATAATAGTTAATGCTTGTCCGCCAGCAGTGTACCCTGAGCCACTTGTTTCGCCAGTTGCTGTATATGCAGTAGTGCTAGCATTAAGTGTTGCTGAGTTTGTATACAAAGCAATTTTAAAAGTTTGGGATGTGCCAGTGCCAAAATTGTAGACCCCATCCATGAGACCTACTTTAAAAACATCACATGCGTAATTACCTGTAAATGCCATATTAAGTTACCTGTACCCTAACTTGCCCAGATCTGTATGAATCTTGTCGTTCTAAACCATCGCCAAGACGTTTTAATTGAGCCAATGCTTCTGTGTATTTTTGACTATACAGAACCATCATGTCGTTTTCACCTTTCATGTAAGTGTACGCTTCTACCAATGATCCGTAAAGCAAAACAGTATCAAAATTATCACCTAACCATGAAGTTCCTGTTGGATTATTAACCGAGCTAACTGCTACTGTAAAGCCCGATCCGCTAGATCCAATTGTTGCTGTAATGCTATCGCCAACCGTATATCCTGAGCCGCCGTATGAAACTGTTGCAGAAGTTACGATA